GTATTGCGGGTACAGTTTTAAGAGCGGATAATAATCATAGCATGGTGACTCTTCTTACTAAATACGGAGCTGTGAATGTCAAATTTAATAAAGGGCATTACAGTTTTTATAACAGAACGATTTCTATAACCGATCCTAAAACTAACAAAAAGAAGAAGATTGAAGATAGTTGGTTAAAACGAGGAAGTTTGATTATGGTTGCGGGTATTCGTAGAGGTGACCAGTTTATTCCAATGGTTTATAAGGATACCATATATAAGCACACTGTTAATCTGATAAAAGAGGTCAACGGAAGTGATTTAGTTGTTCAGCAGGAAAGGACAAAAGGATAATGGAATTAATTGAAAATACAATAAAGATGACTTGCGAAGTAGATACAGTTCGTTTTTATAAAGATGGTTGGGGTATTTTGGTAGTAACTCCTTTGTCTGTTATGGAAGGTGAAGTGGTTACCGACTATAGTAATCATGCAACTATAAAAGGTGAAATGCCCCAACCTAGAGTTGGAGATAGGATAAAAGTAAATGCGTATCTTGTTCATGACAAGAAATGGGGAGACCAGTATGATTTAATTTCTTCTTATCCAGCTTATACTTTAGACACTGATGATAGTAAACGTAAGTTTTTAGAAGCTTTGTTTACTTACAATCAGGTTGAAAGTATGTACGATGTTTATGAAGACCCTTTTGAAATTCTTGAAAAGGGTGATGTCGGTGCTTTGGTACAGATTAAGGGTTGTGGTATTAAAACTGCTACGAACTGGATAGATCGTTTCACTGAAAAAAAGGATTTGATTGTAATCTTCACAGAATTAGACAGATTCAATCTTACGAATAAGATGGTAGAACGACTAATGGAACGATATAAGAATCCGCAACTTGTAGTTGAAAAAGTAAAAAACAATCCGTATGTATTATGTAACGAAGTGAATGGTATTGGATGGAAGAAAGCTGATGCTATTGCTTTGGAAAGCGGAATAATGGAACAAAGTATAGTTCGTATTTCCAGTTTTATTCTGTATTATCTGAGAATCCGAGCAGAAGATGGGTGTTCATGGGTCACTCATGATGAATTACTAGGTGCTATTTTAGATCATTTAGGAGAAGATTTGCCCGATGATGTAATTTCAGACGCATTAAATTATATCAAAGATAAGCTATGGGTTGATATTGTTAATGAAAAAATCGGATTAAAGAAGTATAGGATGATAGAGTATAATATTGCAAAGGAACTTCTTCGTATTCGTGATGCGAAACCATCGGTTCACTGTCCTGATAATTGGGAAGATGTAGTTTCAAGATTAGAAAGTAGACAAGGTTGGCAGTATACATCTGAACAAAAAGAGGGTATCAAAGCAACTTTGGATAATAATATAGTTGTAATTCATGGTCTCGCAGGAGTTGGTAAAAGCACTGTTGTATCTGCTATGATAACCATATTAAAAAATTATCCTTTTGTTCAATGTGCTTTATCTGGTAGAGCTGCTTCACGTTTGAGTGAGATTACAGGTGAAGAAGGATTTACTATTCACAGGCTTTTAGGGTATCCCACAGGCCCTCGTGAAAAAGGTTTATTTAAATATCATGATGAGAATAAGTTAAATTATAGTATTTATATTTTGGATGAGATATCTATGGTTGATGGACAATTGTTTTATAACTTGCTTAGATCAATTCCAAGCGGTTCTAAAATTATTTGTTTAGGTGATATAGGACAGTTAGAAAGTATTGGTAGCTGTAACATTGCTTATGATATGATTCACTCAGGGGAATTGCCCGTTGTTAAATTGACACAGATTCATAGGCAGGCTCAAAAGAGTGCCATTGTTACTGATTCTATCAGTATCCGTCAAGGCAGACAAATCCTTGGCAGTGGCTGGACGGGAGAGACAGTTAGAGGAGAATTAAAAGATGTTAAATACACTTGCTATTCTGACTCTTCAAATACTTATCATAAGGTAATTGAATCGTTCAAGAAAGAATTAAAAAGACCTGATTTTAATATTATGAATGTTCAGGTTTTATCTCCTAGAAGAAAAGGTAATCCTGCTTCTTGTTATGATTTGAACAACGTGTTACAAGAATTGTGCAATCCACAGGCAAGAAATAAAAGAGAAGAAATATTGTCAAGTCCTCATGGATCTTATATTCTTAGGGAAGGCGATAAAGTAATGAATGTTACGAATAATTATAATACATCGCCGCCTATTTATAATGGGAATATAGGCATTTTAAGAGAGTATAAATGGATAGAAGATAAAGAATATATGATTATTGATTTTATGGGGATTGGCACCGTTTATGTTGAGAAAAAATACTGGGGAAGTATTGAACTAGGATATGCTATTACGGTACATAAATTCCAAGGATCTGAATGTAACAGGATTATTTTTGCTTTTGATTTTGGTTCTTATGCTTTGTTAACAAGAGAATTACTTTATACTGGAATTACAAGAGCAAAAGAGTATTGTCATGTAATTGCTCAAACAAAAGCTTTTACATATGCTATAGGTCGTGAAGGTGTTAGTCAGAAACAAACGCATTTGATTGAATGTTTACATGAAATTGCTCATCCCAAGCTTGAGTTCTAGCCTGGGATGAGTGCGGACTATTGAAGAAATGACGGGATTGACAAATATAATTTAGTGTGTTATAATAGTGGAAGATCTGAAAAGTTCAGGTTTTGATCGCCTGATCAAATTTAAAAAGAATAAGTAATTAAATTAAATAATAAAGGAGAAATAAAAACTAATGAAACATTGTTCATCATGCCAAAACTGTACAACAGACACAAAATTATTAAAAGAAGGATTTGTCAGATATGTTTGTTCTGAATTCGGCTATTTAGTCTCTCATCCGTTTTTCGGCGGTTGGGATTGTATCAGGTACAGAAAAAGAAAAAGTTGGAATATAGATAAGAACTGGATAGGTAACAGTATTAAATATAAGTAAATATATTAAACCAAAAAGGAGAACAAATGACAAAATTAGAAAAAGCAAAGAGTATTATTAAAGAGAATATTCATAATGCACCATGCGGGATATTTAACACTAGAAATAATGTGAATGATTCAATGGTTAATTTATACACTGGCGATGGTTTAGTAATTGATATTTGCTACTCTTGGATGTATTTCGAAGTCTTTGGCCTGTTGAAAGATGAATTTAGAGAATTAGAAAATTATTATGACGAGCTGTAAAATCAAAGGCGAAAAAGGTTATATGAATAAATTGATTCATACATTTTTAAATCCTAGTTTTGAAATAACTTTTACTTGTCATACAACTTATATAAATAAAAGACTTATATGCGATATGTTAGGAATTACAGGATATAAAAGAACTGAAATATTATTCCCTAAAAAGAAAAAAAGAGGAAGTAAAAGACGAAGGAGAAAAAAACAAGATGAGTGATAAGGATATTATTTATAAACAGGACGCAATCGATTTGGTCAAGAACGTATGCAATACAGTTATGAGCGAGTACGAAAGCTGGTATGACCTAGAAATCAAAGATGAAGTCTATAATGATGCCATTTTAAAATGTAATAAGAGAATTAGGATTGCACTGCAAAATATGTCATCCGTAGAACCAGAAATTATCAGGTGTAAGAACTGTAAATATTGGAGACAACAGACAAATTACATCGGGGATTCACTATCTTTTGGGTTTTGCGAAAATGACAATATGTGGGGGTCACTGTACGGAGAGACATGCGAGGTGTCGCACATTGACACAGACGATGATTTTTACTGTGGATATGCAGAAAGGAGAACCGAATGAGTGATAAGGATACCATATACAGACAGGATGCGGTGAAAACGATGTATGATTTATGTGAAAACATAGACCAAGAGTTTTTGCATATTGATGTCATTGTGGATGCACTGGAGAACTTGCCATTCGCAGAACCACGGAAGAAGGGCAAGTGGATATTTATACATCCTTTACAAGCAGATGATGAAGGTGCTTATATATGTTCCAATTGTCATCGTGGTGATTGGGATATTAAGCCAACAGATAAATATTGCAAATTCTGTGGAATGGCGATGGACATATATGCAACATTACTCCCATAAAGGTGCAGAATTGAGAGGTAAAGAGGAATGAACGATTTAGTCGACAGACATGAAGCTATAAGAGGTATTCGTTCAATGGATGTGTGTGTAATATATGATGATATGTGTTCAACAGAAGAGGCTGTAGAAAAGGCCATTATAGCAACGAAAAGAATTGCGATATTTGGTCTTGAATGTATGAACTCCGCAGAACCGAAGAAGAAAGGGAAGTGGCTTGTTCATGGAGATGTACCTAAAACTTGTTCCTGCTGTCATGAGGATTGGGATAAGTATGTTAATGGGGACGTATGGTATACAGATGAATTGCCAAAGTATTGTCCCAACTGCGGAAGCTACAATGGAGGCAAAGAGGATGAGTGAATTGATTTATAAACAGGATGCGATAACTGAATTAGTTTTCAACGAAGAAACTAAGGACATCAAATGCGAGGATATGAAAAAGGTGTTAAATGTGTTGAAGAAGATGCCATCTGCACAGCCATTAACTGCGTATGTTGTAACTGATGAAGACGGAAATATTAAATGCTCTAATTGCGGTAGTTTTGAGTGCTGGGGCAATTATTGTATGGATTGCGGTGCAGACATGAGAGGTGATTCAAAATGACCGTAGCAGAAAAGATAAGTGCGTTGAATGAAGAGCGTGAAGAACTTGAAGAGAGATATTGTGAGAATTGCCAAGAATGGTACTGCGACAATTGTTGGGCAGAATTGGAAGGTGAACAGGATGAATGATTTAATCGGCAAAAACCAGTCTTTGATTGAATGGAAAGAAGATTTCAAAGGTTTTGTGGAGGGGCTTGATATACCGAGAGATGACTACAAGGGAATTATGTCGTACATCGATGAAGTGCCACCCGCAGAGCCAGAATGGAAGAAAGGGAAGTGGATTCTTGACGGTCATCACATCAAATGCAATCGTTGTGAAAATATAATGTGTAGCAGAGACAGAGAGGGGGATTTAATTCCTAGAAACTTCTGCCCTAACTGCGGAAGTTACAATGGGGGTGAAGAGGATGATTCGATTTCCGATTGATTGTCCTATGGAATGTCCACATTTACAGTCGTGGGATATGTCGGTTGATGATTGGACATATGTATGTAATAAACTAAGAGTTCAGATTGACGGATGTGACACATGGATTAAAGAGTTGTTGCCGATATGTCCGATAGAGAGAGGTGAAGAGGATGACTAATAGAGAAGCTGTAATTTGGTTGATAAATGTGACGGCAGATATTGGGAAGGCTGAACATAGCGACCTTTGGCACTACGAACAGGCATTATCAGAAATTAAAGAAATGCTTGAATCACAACCAGAACGGAAGAAAGGGAAGTGGATAGACACTGGAAGCGGTCAGGAGTGTTCTGAGTGCCACGAAATCCAATATGGGTACGATAATTTTCGATACTTTTGTGCATTTTGCGGAGCGGACATGAGAGAAGGTGAACAGGATGACAATAGAAGATTATAATACAGCAACCGATATTATAGCGAAGATACAAACATTAGATGATAGTATATATAATATTAAATTTATACTACAATCAAGTGATGTTGCTGAATGGCTAATGGAGGTACGTCCAAATAAAGCACATTCGCTCAAGACAATAGACCATAAAGGCTTGTTGCCTGAATTTTTGAATATGGCTTTATCTAAACTTTGTGAGGAACGTAAGGACTTAATGGAGAAATTGGAAGAGTTGTGAGAGGTGAAGAGGATGAGATTGATTGATGCGGATGAAATAAGAATTAAACCAGAATATATGCATGATATATGTGGCTCAGTGATGATTAGGGTTGAGGACGTAGCAAGAATCATAAGCGAAATGCCTACTATCAACCCACAACCACACTGGACTCCCTGTAGCGAAAAAATGCCAAATCTTTCACAGGAAGTGTTGATGTCGGACGAATTTGATACAGTTCGTGTAGGCAGTTTAGAGAAATACGTTGATGGAGATTATTATTGGGAAGATAGTCATGGATATCTTTATGATGTCGATGATTGGGTGGCTTGGATGCCGTTGCCAAAATCTTATGTGAAAAAAGGTGAAGAGGAATGACAACTGAAGAAGCAGTCAAAATCCTTCAGGTAGCCAAAGCTGAGATAGAGTGGTCTGCACCACTTGACTATCAAGAAGCTATTGATATGGCTATTAAAGCATTAGAGAAACAGAGTTGTGAGAGAAGGTGAAAATGAATGATTGAATTAAAACTATGTCCATTTTGCGGATGTGCGGCTCATGTTTATGAAGACGAAAGATTTTCAAAAAAACCTTATGATTTCCCCAAGTGGTACATAACTTGTTTGGGATGCGGTGTGAGTACACCAGTTGCAAAAATGGAACAAATTGTGAAAACTTGGAACAGGAGAATAGAGAATGAGCGTGATAGTTAAAGGCATGGAGATGCCAACTTGTTGTGATATGTGTGAATTCTGTATTCAAGACTTTGATTTAGTTGCTTTCTGTTGTGCTAGTAACATTTATTGGATTAATATAAGTGATGTCCCATGTGATAAACGCCATCCAGCTTGTCCGCTTATAGAAATTCCTAAAGATGCGAAACTAGTTGATGCCAACGAGTTGCTTGACAAATCAGAATGGTATGGAGAAAGAGCGACTTATGACAATCCAATGCCAAGCGGCGAAGAAGCAGTCCCGGTTGAATGTATTAATGATGCAATAATAATAAATACTGAAAGGAATAAAGAAGATGACACTGAATGAAGCGATTAAACATTGTCTGGAAGTGGCAGAAAATAAAGAACAGGCGGCATATGATTTACTAGCTTTTGGATATTCAACTAAAGAGGAAAGAAATGAATGTATAGAGTGTGCTGAAGAACATCGTCAACTTGCAGAGTGGTTAAATGAGTTGAAACGTGCAAGAGTATTGCTTAGGGCAACATATGAACTTCTTATGAAACAGAAAGATTCTGGATATGTTTTAAATCTATTAAGTGAAACAATATTTTATGATGAAGCTGAATGTGATGGATGTTGCTTGATGGAAGATATTGAAAATTTGTTGGAATACCACGTTTAGGATACTTACAATGATTGATACGATTAGTAGAATTCTCGAAGAAGAACTCAGTTATGCTTACTGTGACAACTGTAAATATGACATAGGAGACGATGTTTGCGAAGACTGTCATAGGAAATATAGTAGCTGGGCATTGGGCGAAGATGCGGCTGTAGAAATTGCGGGAAAGATTATTGAGGCTTTGGAGGATTTTTAATGAACAAAGTAAAAATTAAAAGGAATACAAATGGTGATACTAGGGTAGCAAAAAGTGTCCCAACTTTTTATGATTTTATAGATGCGAATAACCTCCATATACAAGATGTTAGGAATATGATGTTTGAATTCTCTAAAGAAATTAAATTAGCAGGAGAAAAACATGATTGGACAAAAGTTCGAGACCCATACAAAAGCAATTTCTATCGTGACCTTTGCAATACCATTGAAGGTAGAATTAAATTTGAAGACGGACAATGGAATAAAGACCATTATGCACTTGAAAGACATCATTTACTAGAAAGATGTCCTGATGATGTGAATCTAATAGACGTATTTGAAATGATTTGCGATTGCGTATGTGCAGGAATGGCGAGAAGCGGAGAAGTTAGGGATTTAGAAATTAATGAGGATATATTATTGAAGGCTGTGAAAAATACGGTTGAAATGTGTAAAGAAGCGGTTGTGTTGGAGGGTTAAGAATGACAGAGTTTATAATCAGGGGAATGTCTCCAGAGGAATACACCAGCAATCTCCGAAAAGAACTTGGAACTGATGGTTTGTATAAAGCTGTTGAAAAGCGATGTAATGAGATTAACGAGGAATGCAGTGATATGGGTTATGTTCAACATAGAACGATACAAGAGCGGCTTAATGAGATACTGGATTTAATAAACTTAAGGTAGTATGAGGAGGACTAAATGGCGAAATATATAGTTGACCTGCCAGATGCATACACCTCAGAATCTGCATTATTTGGTGATATTCTTAGTATTCCAATCTGTCTTGAAGGTGGTAAACGCTATGGGATTCCAACTGGAATTAAATTAGAACCATACACCGAGCCTGACAGAGAAGCTATAGAAGATGAGGTATGGGAGTTTGCGAGAAAAGTCGAATACATGGACATCAGAGAAAGAGAAGAAGCATTTAATATCCATTACCCATTCAACCAGATGTCTTACAAAGAAGCTAAGTACAAATACGAAGTATGGAAGAGAACCAAGGAAGAGATTTGTGTTGGGGATGAGATAGAAGCAGAAACAGGAAAGAAAGCATGTGTACTTTATGAGAACCCGGATGGAACACAGCTGTTTGTTTTTAAAGCTAATGGAACATTCGCATGGTGGTCAAAATGTAAAATTCATAAGACTGGAAAAAAATATTCAGAAATTGCAGAACTGCTAAAGAAAATGAGGGAATCTAATGAAGATTGAATTAACAAATGAACAAGTATCACAGTTTTTAGAGGATAATCATATTAGCATTAAAATGGGTGATTATGAGTTTTATTTTGAAACAAGCGATTACGATAATATGCCTTTTTATCTTGAGCTCACTTATAAGAAAAATGGCAAAACACTTAGAAGTTATGCACATGATATAGCGGAACTTGAATTGCTCAAACCAAAACGTCCTCATGACCCCAGCTATTGGCACAATGACCCGTTATGTCCAACTTGCGGAACATATATGATTTACAAATTTGAACACTGTCCTAAATGTGGGCAGAAAATTGATTGGAGTGAAAAATAATGAAAGTAATCTTTTATCCAGATTGTATTGAAAGTGGTGTCTATGAAGTTCCAGATGATATCACAGAAGATGCTCTTTATGATTGGGCTTGTGATTGGGTAGCAGAAAATGTTAGCGGATTTTGGAAAATTGTTGAGGAATTTGAGGATGTATGAAATATGAATAAATGTTTTAAATGCTATTTCTACAAATCGGGACACATGAGCAATTCGTGCAGTTATTTTCAAATGGAGAATTTTTACCCTCAAGATGATTGTGATGCTTTTTCCGAAGACGGCAATCTGTTACCTGAAACTGAAGATAAGATATTCAAAGAAACAAACGGTGTGTTTGGTAAACCTATAAACAAAGGAGAAATGATATGAAATTTGAAAACACAGAAGTAATGAATTTTAGAAGTGCAATCCGTGGAGCAAGAAATCCGTTAGAGTCATGGAGTAAATCTGATTCTGGATGGGGATACGTTAACGACAACGGGGTTATTAAGCCAATGTTTACCATTGGTGAAAATGATATGAAACTACTTCAGAATCTGATTAAGTCTTCTATCAAAGGTGGGAATAGTCATTCTAAGTTCCTTCGTCAGATTTTTGTAACTGTAGATATTACAGCTGCACTCTATTTTTTTAAGGAATTCGACACTTATAAAGTCGGCACTACAGCCAATTCGTGTTCCACAATGCACAAGCTTGCGTCCACGCCAATCACATTAGAAAACTTTGAAATAGACAACTTTGCAATTCCTTACTTCATTGATGTTGTCAAAAACTGCGAAGAACTGCGAGTCAAATATAATGAAACCAAAGACAAGAATTACTGGAGAGCATTGATTCAGCTTTTGCCCGAATCTTGGTTGCAGATGAGAACAGTAACTCTTAATTACCAGGTGCTTCGCACCATGTACTTTGACCGCAGATATCATAAACTTTCTGAATGGAATACTGACTTTGTCAACTGGCTCAAGACACTTCCATACGCAGAAGAATTAATCATGTACGAAGACAAAGAAATGACAGCTAAAGCACAAAAGGAGATGAAAGCTTGAAAGCAGAAATTCATACAACTATTAATATCAACTTCGATTGCGAGAATAAATACATCGATAAAGTGTGGATTCTCGAAAATCCTAACCCTAATGAATATGCGGAAATGTTGGAAAAAGAATTCGACAAATACGTTCACGAACTATTTGAAGACGATGAAGATATGGAGATTACTTCTATAACAACCGAAATTAAAAGCATTGAAGATATTCCCAAAAAAGAAAAAAGCAAAGAATAAAAAAGGAGAAAAATATGACTATTATTTTAGTTGGAAAAACAGCGTCTGGCAAAACCGCAATTAAAAAAGCTTTGACAAAGAACTTCCCAGTTATTCCACTGGTAACTTGCACCACTCGTCCACCAAGAGAGGGCGAGATTCACGGTAAAGATTATTACTTTTTAACTTATAAGGATTTTCGTGAAGCTTTGTATCATGACCAGTTTGCCGAGGCGACTGCCTATAATGTGTCAGGCGAACCTTGGTATTATGGTAGCTATTTAGAATACTACAAAGACCATCGCCCACCGATTGATGCAGTAATTGTGTTGAATCCTGCGGGTTTAAGACAAATAAAAGAGAATCACCCGAATCTCGATGTGGTTTCTTTTTACATTGAATGTCCAGAAGAAATCATCAGAGAGCGATACGCAAAAAGAAAAAACACGAACACTGAAGATTTCAACACAAGACTTCAGAATGACAATATTGACTTCAAGGACATTGAATATCTCGTTGATTATAAAATCGTTAATAACGGTACACATTCGCCTGAAAAACTTGCAAAGGCGATTTGGGATACAGTAAAATTATCGCCTCATGTAGTAACAACAGAAAAAAATAATAGAGGGGAATAAAAATGTGGAAGATTAAATTTAAAAACATAGACGAAGCAAAAGAATTTCATGATGTCTGCGTCAAATATACAGATATCAATGTCAATTTAATAGCCAAGCACCATTACATCGATGCCAAGTCTTGGTTGGGAATGCTTGGTGTACTTCATGAAACCAATACAATTAAATACTATTGTGATGACCCATATATGGAAAAGGACTTTATTGATGAGATTCGCAAGGCTGGAGCTTATGAAACAGACTAAATTAAAAAGGAGCAACTATGTTAAAAGACACAGGTAGAAAAAAGCCCATTGCATCAAGGGTAGGTTTTGATGACATTGTTTTTGAAATCAGCAAAAAGAAAAAAAAGATTGAAGGAAAAGTCAACAAGAAGTGGCTCAAAAATATTAACGCAGAAAAGGATTATGCCCCGGACAGAGTCGCTGAAGTAATTAGTGAGATGAACAAATTAATTGGAGATATTGATAATCCTCGTGCAAGAAAACACATCAAGGGTAAGGCAGTATGTGATAACAGAGATGTTTATGCTGAAGAAGTCGGTAAGCAGCTTGTTAGAGATAAGATTGAGGCAAAGTATCATCTTCAGATGATGGAGAAATATAAGAAGATGCTTGAACTTCTAAATGATACGGCAACTTGGATTGGGGATAGGATTGCGGAGCATTTTGCTCTGACTATTATTCCTGCTGAAAGAATTGATAACTCAAAAATAGACAACTCACAAGTAGAAAAGGATGAAGAGAATGAAAGTAATTAAGAGAGACGGACGAGAAGTAGAATTTAACAAACAGAGAATACGAGAGGCCTTGTTTAATGCTTTTCAAGATGTTGACGGCGAACTGACAGAATCAGCAAGTAGAAAAGCTTCAGAAATTGCTAACTACATTGAAAAGCTTGACAAAGAATCCATGAGTGTCGAAGAGATTCAGAACATTGTTGAAGAAAAACTTATGGCTTCTAATCGCAAGGATGTGGCAAGAGCATATATCTTATACAGAGATAAACGTAATCGAGTACGTCAGTACAACACAAAACTGATGAAAGATTACAAGGAAAAAATAGAAGCATCCAATGTTGTCAACCAGAATGCTAATGTTGATGAGCACAGCTTTGGTGGAAGAATCGGTGAAGCTGGTTCAATGGTGCTGAAAGATTATGCTTTAAATAACTGTATGTCGGAAATGGCAAGAAACAATCATTTGAACAATGAAATTTATATTCATGACTTAGATTCTTATGCCGTTGGGATGCATAATTGTTTGAGCGTACCGTTTGATGATTTGCTTGCTAATGGATTTAAAACTCGTCAGACGGATGTAAGACCTGCCAATTCAGTTAATACTGCAATGCAGTTAGTTGCTGTTCTGTTCCAGTTGCAGAGCCTTCAGCAATTCGGTGGTGTAAGTGCTACACATCTCGATTGGACGATGATTCCGTATGTGAGAAAGAGTTTTTATAAGCATTTTAAAGATGGGTTAATTTATATATCTCAATGGGATGAAACCGCTGCTGAAGGGTTTAGGCTTGATTGTAT